AACGGCGCAAATTTTTCCATTTTTAGCAGCGGTTCTCCATCCCGACATGTACCCCCTAGGAACCGGATCACCATAATAACCTTCAGTTTGTCTAACTAACGGTGAAGAAAGCGTCCCTCCGTAATGATCAGCATCTGTGTCGTGTGTAACTATTATCGGCGAACTCATAAAATATGATTTTCCCGAAAAATCGTGAACTTTTAGAAATTGGAGATGATCGAAACAACTTCCGAATATACGCGATCCATCCTCGGTTAAAGATGTACCCATACCATAAAGACTATTTGTGTGATCATGAATAAATTCGTATCCTTTTCCGTCGGCATTATGATCTTTTAACGGGTCTTCGTAATTACCCGTAATTGGGTTAAATGAATACGTATATATATTACCTTGCATAGCTCGATCGAAATATTGATGACCCGTTTCCGTTGGTGCTGATACAGTTAAACGTGATCCATCCGCCGATATTTGAACTGTTTGTCCAAACCCTGGAAAGGAATCTCCATTTCGATTCGTTCTCCAGTAATGTAAACCCGTAGATCTTAATGCAACTTCCCAAATATCCCCGGCATTGCCGGATGGGACTATAGCATTATCAAATCCTTTAAGGACTGTTCCAACTTGAGTCACACCCGAAGACCAACTTCCCCCATCGGGACATCTTAATATTCGGACATTTCCGGTTTGAAAATTTGGAAAGAACCAATTATCTCGTTCCGCTGTGCTACTGACACCATCTAAATAGGGGCGTGAATCTGGGGGTACCGTAACTCCACCATATTCTGCCACACCCGTTCCAAGAGTAGTCATTCCATCATTCCATAATTTTCTACATGCAAATGGATGGCCGCCGGATGCTCCAGTATTATGAGCTAATCTCGAACTTCCACACGACCAGCCCCCACCTGTATTTGTACCCGGAGACGATTGTGTTATTGGATTTGATGTAGATCCTCCGGGTCCTGCGTAGTCATAATTTAGATTTCCAGTTCCAGCTCCAGTTCCACCGGTGTAATGTGGACCTGTAGAAGATATAGCATGTTCACCAACCGTGTGGTTTACGGGTCCGGGTGTTGTTGTCCCCATTGCACCACTTGCTCTAAGTTGTACTACTGCCGTACCTGGAGCCCCGACGGCTATATGTTCCCCAAATCCGGACATATCTACGGAATATCCATATCCATTAAATTCTGGGTATAATGTTTGTCGTGTTCCCACACAATCTAAAGGAACATCGTTTACTATAGCGCTATCCGTACCTACATTTGAATATGTTTGTGTCCACGTTGATGTCAATATAGAATATTCGTATACATATATTGTGTTTACATTTGGTGCACCAACTACAAATCTATCTGCTTTATCACCAGCTATAGATACCGAAAATCCAAATGAAGTCACACCATTACCACTATCTCCGTTTATGGTATGAGTTATACTGAAATTTCCAGTATTAACGTTATAATCTACTATATGTACTGCTCCTACATTAGATACATTATTAACCGTTGTTCTTGGTGCACCTACTATAATTCGTTGACCATCGTAATCCATGGATAGACACTCACCAAACCTTCCACCGGGATCGGGTCCATTGATATAGTTTCCAATTAAATTCCAAGACCCAACACGTGGAGTACCCGAATATAACCAATCATATACCGCTATATAACCTCTACCATTATCATATTCAGGGCCACCACCAACGAATCTATGACCTTCAAAATCGACATCTATACTTCTTCCAAAATGAGACATATCGTCACGACCCGTTATTACACCATAATATTGATCTCCGGGTGTAAACTGGTTCGAGGAACCATTGTAAATGCGTGGTACATTCGCTTTTATAGATTGTTGATAATATCCTGCAGTTGGAGTATACTTTATATCTTGTGAAATCTGTGTTATATCTACAACCTGGTCCGCTGTAACATGCGACATCGACACTTACTAACGTAAAATATATTTTTATGATCAACTTTTTCGTGGCCTTTCAGCTACGACATTAATATTTTTAATATCTACGAAATTTGCTCGTATCATATAAACATCTATCTCATCTACAACTTTAAGATTTTTTGCTATATACACATTTCCAGCTACGGTTAACTTATCTGCTCCTGTATCATTTATGGAAACGTTAGATCCTATCTGTAAAGTTTGTGTGGTTAAAGCGGCAGTGTTTGCTATCCCCACTGGACCATTGAAATGTATTGTTGATGTACCAGTCCACTGACTTCCAGCGGGAAGATTACTAAGTTGTGAACCATCACCTATAAAATAACCAGCTTTTACTGTACCCGTTATAGGTAATTCTAATAAATGCGTTGGATTTGAGACCCCTATTCCCACATTACCCGAAGAATAATGAATTTTTCCGCTTACACCGGTTGCTGTCCATACTCCAACACCGCTAGAACCTACATCAGTATCCCAAACGGGTATGGTTCCATTACTTTTTAAAACTTGGCCTATAGAACCTATACCAAGTTTATCTAAAGTATTATTCCCACTCGCGTATAATATATCACCAGTTTGAAAGCCGGTCGTTATAGTGGAAGAATTTGAAATTATAGTCGCCGTTTCAAGATCCGTAATTCTAGAAGAATTATCATTTAAATCAGTGGCGAGTGCAACGCCTGTAAGAGTCGTACCAGAACCATAAAATGTGTCAGCGGTCACATTACCAGCGACCAGCACATTTCCACTCGCTGTTAAAGATGTTGCGGTATTCAAAAATTGTGTCGTCGCGGTGGTTGTTGGACCGTTATTTGTGACTGATTGCAGAGTACCAACTTGTCCAGTAGCTCCTGACACACCCTGCCACCCGACTTCACCGGGTGATATAATAGTCAGAACATGCCCCGTTGTTTGTCCTATAGATACATTAGCGGCTTCTATGTTTTGATCCGCATAAATCATATCTCCATGCGCCGTGAGGATAGAACTCAAATCAGCTCCACCACCTCCGGTGTATTTCTGAGTAGATCGCCCAGTTGAACAACCACCCATTCTTATATTTGTATAAGACATTTTCCAGAGGGGAAATCGTCCACCTTTTCTTCCTTTTGGTTTGGAATTTTGAATCCACCTTGCCTGTATACTTTGAGTCGTTTGTTATACATCGCAAAAAATACAGACCAATGATCCAAAATATCGTATATTCGTGGATTGTTCTTTTTACCTTTCGTTTCACGCATGATACGACCTATCGACTGAACTATATCAGATTTAGGTGTTGCCAATATAACAGTATCCAAAGATGGTATGTCTAATCCCTCATGCGCCTGACTAAATGTCGCGAATATGATTTGTTTTTTACTGGATTCAGCCAATTCAGCTTCTTTCATTCCACCCATATATAATCCCGATCGATCCTTAAATCTTTGGTGTAAATATTCACAATGAAATCGACGATCACTTAACACTAAAACTTGTCGAGTACCTCGAGCCGCATCCCGAATCGTAGACATGATGAGTGCGTTTCTATCGGGCATTTCAGTGAGTTCTGTGATCATGGTTGCCAAAGAGAGTTTACCGTATCTAGTGCACGGTGGTGGATCTGTAAATCGTTGACACGTAAATTCCAAAGGAAATACGTCTACTTGATTCTGATTCTCTCGTTCAACTGCAAAAAACGTGGGACCCATGAACCAATGCAAAACCTTTGTGAGACCGTCTTTTCTATTTGGGGTAGCTGAAAGACCGTACACATGTCTCGGGCAAAGTTTAAATAAACTCTGTGAAAAAACTTTAGCGCATATATGATGCGCTTCGTCTACTATGAGAGTACCTATACTATCAAAATCTTCAAATGAATATTCTTTTAACGAAAGTGATTGCAACATGGCGATGACAAAATCACAATTTACTTCCTTTTTATTTTGTTGAACTATACCTATCGTAGCTCCGGGACAAAATTGTTGTATGCGTTCCTTCCATTGGTTCGCCAAAAATTCCTTATGAACAACAATCATAGTTCGTAATCCTAGTTTACATGCTATGGCCAGGGATACGGTCGTCTTCCCGAAACCACAAGGCAATGAAAGAATTCCATGACCAGCTTCGATAGCTTTTCTGAGTGCTTCATTTTGATGCGTTTCATCTCTTAGTGTTCCCTTGAATTTAATTTTCATATCGTGAGGTACGGGACGGGTGTCATTTTTACATGGTCCGTATTTTTCTTCTGCATAAAATCTTGGTACGCATAATCCAGATTTTGCTTTCCTAAACACCTTAAACGGTGGAGGTGCAACACCAAAATCTGCATTAACAATCGGGCGAACCGTTAATTCTTTTTTAATTTCAGTCAGTTCAGGAACTATGTACCCAGTTCTCGTGAGACTCATTCATTAAATTGATTTTTTAACTTTATATAAGATAACTTCCAAGTATATCCACTATAATCTTCATATGTCCACTTACCCATAAATGACACATCAATCTCAACTTCATCCCCCTTTTTTAGACTTTGAACAGGTACACCTTCGAATCGACACATGACTCTGTTGTATCTATAAGGAACCTTTATCGTAAGTACATGACCTTCGAGTGGGTCGTCTACATGTCTCGTTGTGAGTTCGTGTCTGTGATGAGAAAACCATACACGTTTCACGTCGTAATCATTTAAAAGAACTCGTATATATCGCTTATTATTGTGTTCATACATAGGTGTAAAAATAGATACTTCGAATCTCATTTATAGTACACTAATTTTTAAACTTTATTTAGGTTTCCATTTAAGGAAACTTGGAACTAAAAGTAAGGCTCCGAGTAAAATGATAATATCGATCATGAAAACTTTCTTTTTAATTTCTGGACACCAGTTTTTGAAATCTTTTATTTGTTTAGATTCCTGAGGTTTAATCCAGTGATAAAACATGGCGAGATATGTGGGTCCCATGTTCCTTTTACAATCGTACCAGTGATCGTAATATGCGAGTAAAATATAGGGAAAGTAGAGTAGGCTCAAGAGTATCCATTTATTCTTCTTAGGAAGAAACCAATATCCACCCGCAAGCGCTAGGGTGAACCAAATACATTTCCAGTTCACGGATGGTTTTGCGTCATAACAGGTTTCATCTTTTTTGTCAATGTCCATTTTAGAATTTATAAAGAAAAAAATCTAAATTATTTTGAGATATTTTTTCAAAAAATTTAAAGAATAAAATTTATTTCTATTAAGTAAGAAATGGCACTATGTTTTTCACAAGGTGTTACACCAAACTCCATCAAAACATCTAAACGCAAGTATCAAACATGGAAGTTTGCTGGCGAGTTTCTTATACGAAAGTCTCTGACCGAAGACCAAGCATCATTGGGTCGTTGGACGCGGGATAGATTGATAGACCTCGGTCCAACGTTCATCAAGCTCGGTCAAATAGCTTCAGCGCGATCAGATTTGTATCCTATAGAATTTATAAAACAGTTGGAATCTTTACAAGATGATGTACCACCAATAGAAAATGTAATGTCTTGTGTAAATTTAGAACACTTCGAATCATTCGATGATGTACCATTTAAATCAGCTAGTATAGGCCAAGTTCATAAAGCAAAGCTTAAAGATGGAACTGATGTTGTTGTAAAAGTAAAGAGACCTGGTATTTATGATATCATGAAAGAAGATACCGAAACTATAATGAACATCGTCGAATTTTTAGAAAAGATAGGTGTTGACACGGGAACAAGTACGAATTATGTGCTAAAAGAGTCGGTGGAATATTTACTGAACGAGACAGATTATATACGCGAAGCCGAAGATGCTACTACGTTTAGACTCGCTATGGAGGAGGTGGAGTGGTTAAAAATTCCTGGTGTGTATCGTCGATTATCTGATAACGACATGATAGTGATGGAATATGTCGAGTCTACAAAACTCACGGAGATAGATAATCCAAATATTAATAAGAAAAAGGTGTGTGAAGCGCTCATAAACTCATATCTTATTCAGACTATGGAAAAGGGGTTTTTTCATGCCGATCCTCATCCGGGTAATCTTGGATTTTCACCCGATGGAAAATTGGTTTTCTATGATTTTGGATTGGTGATACCCTTGTCCGAAGAATTAAGGGAAGGTTTCAAAGACTTATTCGTGTGTATCATAGACAGAGATACGAAAGGTATAGTCGAGATACTGATACGTTTGGGAGTTATAACACCTACAACGACTGATTTGAGCGATATCGAGCTTTTTTTTAAAACGACGCTCAATTATCTGGAAACTTTGGACGGTAAAAGTGTGAAAGATGATATACTAAACGACGATATACTCATATCTTTAGCTCAAAAGAAGCCGTTTATTATACCAACATCATTCGTATATTTGGCTAAAGCATTTTCAACCGTGGAGGGGACCTGTGTTGCTTTGGATCCAATGTTTACGTATTACGAATATCTTGAACCTATGATTCAAGATACGGTGGAAGATGCCATAGACGTACGTAAGTTACTGTCAACGACATTGGAGATGCCCGCGAGGATAAGAGAGATTAATTCGGCTGTTCTCAACTTGGAAAAATCGAGAACAACCATGAAGCGATCTATGGAGAAAACGAGGCGGGAAGTTCAAAACGTTCAAAATACAATGTTAGCTACTATAATGGCTACGAGTATGATCGAGCATGGTTATATTAACGAATGCGCATTTTTTATTCTTTCTGTAGTGTTATTTACTTTTCGTAAAAATCGATAGATTTTTTTGCTGTTGTAGTAGATGTGTCTGTATCCTTATCTGTAAAAAACTTTTTATGTTCTTCAAAGAGCTTCTTTGCCCTTGTTTTCTCTTCATCTGCGATGTTCTTAAGCGCGTCACCGATCTTCGAAAGTTCAGATTTTCGCTGATCAGATACGTCCTTACCAAACTTCTTAAACCTCTGCTGCGTGGACATCATAATAGTGGGGCTAGAAAGAATTGCAAACATTTTACTCTATATTGATATTTTTATCTTTAAGTCCTAGACGCTCCAATTTTTCTTCAAATTCTCGGCGCTCCCCGGGCGATTTTATAATCTCCCCATGTTTAAGAGCTCGTATTTCTGGACCAGTTAATTGAATTGCATCTACTCGGAAATCTATGAACGCTTTCATAGAAATGGGTGCGAGTGGTTGCACGAGAGTGTACATCGCCCTGGCGTACTCTTGAATTTCTTTTTGTGCATGGGAATCCATTCGCAAATGAAGATAATGCATGAGATTGTGAAGGTTTATTTTCCAATAAAATTCGGTATATGTCGATTGAGGAAGATTTCCCCTGGCCTGCTCTCTACAAACTCCTTCTTTGAGCAACTTTTCGTAAATATCAAAAGAGTTTTCCAAATGTTGTGAACCCGCTTCGGTTAATTGAGCATCTACATCAATTTCACCTTCGGAACCCTGATGATTTACCTTAGATTGACCCCTTAGTGTGTCGGGTTTATAATACTCCTTGGGAACAATCGAGTATCTTGCTGACATTTCATTTACACTCGCGGTACGATGACGAAGGTGTTGACGCGCGATATAAATAGGCATCTTAATATGAAATTTAAATTCCACCATCTCGAAAGGAGTCGTGTGCCAATGACGCATTAAATATCGAATAAGTCCAGTGTCTCCGCGAGAAGTCTTCGTTCCCTCTCCGTAAGAGACCCGAGCGGCCTGAACAATTGAGTTGTCAAGGTTTTCCCTAGGCATAGTGTCAACAAGTCGTACAAACCCATGGTCGAGTACGTTTATTTGCATTATATTTTATTATGGATTTACTTCTTTAACAGTTTAAAACAAAGATTCGCAGGTATACATATATGGAACCCTCGTTGGATACATGGATCCAAATTCGAGACACCACAAAAAAGTATAATATACCGTATTTCTCACTTCGTATTTGTTGCAATCAAAAGATTAACGGTGAATTATCACTCCTAAAATCTATAGTAAAAAATACATCGAGTGCAATAATTTTTGATGTAGGGGCTACCGGATCACAGTTTCCAAAGGATATCGATGACTCAATGTCGCTTCATTTATTTGATCCAGAGTTTAAACCTTCGGGGGATGCGTTTAAAAATGATTCCACATACATCATGTACAAGGAACCTATAGATTACGACAAACCTAATGTACACATAAACAAAACTGTAGTAGACGCTGGTGAAAATTCGCTTCAGAAATATTGTGAGTCTCGTAACATTAAGCACATAGACTTCTTAAAGATTGATACGGATGGTCATGATTTCGGTGTTCTAGATGGACTTGGAAATATCACGGTGGATATGGTTCAATTTGAGTACGACAATATTTACAGACTCCATTCAATTGATATAAAAGATATGTTTAAACGTCTCGAAGGATGGCATTTTTTCTACATTTTACCGTGCGGACTTGTACCCATAACCGAAATGCGCGAAGATTATCTGTACACGAACATATTCGCGTCTAAGGAATATCCTAATGACATTATCAAAGATTACGTGCCAGTGATGAACGGTACCACGGTCAATACAAAACATGTCGGAGAGTTTATATGTGAAATGTTTTGGGAGGTGCGTGGTATAACCCCGGAAAATATAAAAAATGTTCATTGTATCATGAACGAGGAAGAGGACAGAATCGATGTAAATTGGAACCTAGAACAAGCGCTCAAGAATTATCATAATATATATTCAAGATAATTCCCCTACTAGTTCATCTATGCTTTTATAATATTTCTTGAGATCTTTCATAAATCTTTTATTATTCTCTAAACATTCACACTCAGGACTATTTTTATAAATCCATGCTAGATTACTCTTAGAGTATTTAGTACGTTTTTGGTTTTCGTTTGGCTTACGTGGCACGAGTTTTTTCGCCTCTTTTACTTTTTTCTTAGGTTCGACTCGCTTTGTGAAACTTATGGCTTGCATGATAGTGTCTGCTAAATCGTCTTTTTTCTTAGATTTCATGAAAGTTTCTATCCAGTGTTTATTTGTATCATCCCTACGCAAAAATGCTTCACATCTTTCTATGGAAACCTTCTTACGTTTCATGTATTGCGCCTTTCCCGGTCCAACAACATCAGGTATTTTGAATCTCGCATCATAAATTATAGTTTCAGATTTGGGTGCTTTTATCACAAAATACGCGTGTAAAAAGTGTTCGACCATTTTCATTTTTTTATTACGATCGGGTTGCTTCTCTATCAGAATAATATCCGATTCGAGAACCCAAGGTCTTTCATCTAAATGCTGTCTTAATGAAACATATACACCATCCTTATGCTCGGGAGGTATTCCTGAAACGTCCCAATGCGTGACTAAATTAGATGTTTCATTAAATTGGCATATGGCCAAATTTCTGATTCCCACATCTATACTCAGAATCATAAATATAAAGAATCGAAATTCTTTAAGCTATGAAGAGTAAAGTGAAAATATCATAATTAAAAAGGCAATTAATATGACTGCTAATATAGCTAATCCTACAGCTGTTAATACACTGTTATCCGTGTCCGGAAACATCTTTTTCCAGAATGGTTGATCATCGTCATCATTAGCATCATCATTTTGTTCATTTTGATGCACGTTATAACACGCAGCTTTACAATGTTCATAACAATCTTGATTGGCTATACTACAAAATGGTTGATCTTCGTATATCGTTAAATTGGGAAATTCTTCACGAGCACTTTCTATAGTAGTGTATTTTAATTCGTCGTAGCCTATTCTACCATAATAATATTCCGAAAAATTATGTGGTAAACATAAACTTACACACCCCTTCACATTATCACTTGCATTTTTATCTTTCTCATCTCCTTCGTCCATCAATAATCCACCTAATAACATAGCTAAACCCGCTAAACCTAACGCAGCTTCAAGCGCGTCGATCCGTCTTTTCAAAGCCGCATCTGCATCCGCATCTGCATCTTTAGGACGTTTTGTGTTCGCACTCTCATCCAAGTTCTTTTTAGATACGATTGCATCATCTGCATTTTTTAGCATTCCATCAACCTCATTTCGTTTTATAAGAGTGTTGGTCAGTGATTTATCTATATCAGTGGACATATCGGATACTTTAGTTCGACTTCCTTTGGCAGCAGTTTCGAGTTTTTTTGCACTTTCTAGATTATCTGCAGCATTTGCTAAATTTTTAGAAATTTTAAATGCACTGGTACTAGTCAACATAAATGAACCATCTGGAAGTTGAAAACTACCATCGGCCATTTTAACAGCTTGTCCATCTATGACAGTATCATCCGGTAATTTAAATTTTCCATCACTAGTCTTAGTAGTTCCGGGTGGTAAATCAAAACCACCACCTTGACCATTTATTCTATACGTCCACATATTTGGTATCTGGACTCCGGTATCGCCGTCGATTTTTGGTACTTGGTACCCGCCATTTTTCAATTTAATAGATCCATCGGCCAACTGTCCGATAGCGTCTTCGGGTAACGCTGAATATTTATATAATCCATCAGCTGTGCGGAACGCATCGGCGGGTAAAGCTTTAAAAAAGTTTCCATATTTAATATAATACAGCCCACCCTGTAAATACGATCCATCAAGATATCTAAAAATGGAGGATGCCATCGTATTATTATATTACTTATAAAATAATGAGAGTTAAACTTATAAAAAGTTTACACCCTGAAAAAAAGTTTACTGCTCTTTTTCAGGATGGATCAAAGGTTCACTTTGGTGGCAAAGGATATTCAGATTATACCATTCATAAAGATCCTTCACGTATGCGAAGATATTTAGCTCGTCATGGGAGAATGGGTGAGACTTGGAGTAAACAAGGAATCAAAACGGCTGGCTTTTGGTCAAGGTGGCTTTTATGGTCTAAACCATCTTTAGATAAAGCTAAAAAATTAATGACTAATAAATTTGGAATTATATTTAATAGATAAATTACACACTATAATCTGCAGCCAATTCATTTAAAATTGTTGAATTATCTTTAACTAATTTAACATATTGTTCAGCTAATGTCCCCTGTTCACGAGCTGAACTTATATGAGCAGTCGCCGAGACCTGTGCTTCTAGAGCGGCATTGTAAAACGCATCTAACACAACTTTTGCATCTTTAATTAATTGTAAATATTCTAAAGATTCTGTGTATGTGGTACCTGGATTTGTAATTTCAGTATAAGTTTCACCTATAACTTCATTTATACGTTCTATACTCGATTCTGCATTTCTTATTATATCGTATTGCTGCTGTGCCATATTTGCATATGTTTCGGATGATAAACTTGCCTGTTCGGCGAGCTGGGTATTTTTTGCTATTTCTTGTTCCAAAGTATAAGCTTTAAGCTCTACAGCGTTCATTTATATAAGCCGAGTTAAAAAAAATCATCAGTTCTGTACAATTTAGCTTGGAAGTTTGAGTCATTACCCATGACACTAACAGATTCATTACCATAAATTTCTTGGCAGCCTATATCATCCATACAATCTCTATCACCCATGGAAACAGGGAGAGGATATATTTGATCTCCAGATGTGGCAGTGTAGTAGTGATAACGATCGCGCCTACCTCGA